AAACCTACACCGGATTTCAGATTGCCCCGACCCTTTGCGAGAGCGCCCGCGCCGCCCGCCTGCAACATCTTTTCGGCAATGCTATCGGTCTGCGCTCCAAGCCGGGAAATTCTCGCAAGGAACTCATCTGGCATTTTAACATCAGTTTTAGCCACTCGGCTGCACCTCCTTTGCAAGCGCTTCAATATACATTCCTCTGCCTTTCACATCTTCAAAAGAGGTTATTTCAAATACAGAACCTCCACAGATAAGCCGCATATCTGTGGAGATTTTCACTCCCGGAATGGTGCGAAAACGGAACAGGTCAGTAGCTTCGGAAAAAGCGGCTCGATTCGCCCATTTCTCGCTGCCGTGCCGTCCCTCACGATAGGCTCTGACTGTTGCTACAACGACATTGAATTCCGTCTGAAAGCCCTCGTCATCGAGCGCGACCCTTTTCTGCGTTATCTGTATCTGCGTGTTCATCTTTCCAAAACTCATACTTTCCACCGCCTGTCCAAACGCAACAGCAAATTTACGGTGTCCCACACTTGCTTTCCCGCCTGAACATTGTCCCCGAAAAAGCCGCCAGTCGAGCCATCGCGGCTCTCATAGAAATGCGAGGACAGCATTATTACCGCCTGTTCGGTTGTGGGCGGCATGGGATTTTTTGTGTAATAGCCCTGCTCGATATGCTGATAACTCTCTGCATAAGAAACAGCGGCGGTGATGTAGCTTTTCAGCAGTGCATCATCCGCCGTGTGTTCCAAAATGAGGTTGGCTTTGACCTTGCTCAAAAGTTCATCCATCACCGCCGCCTCCTTTCATCAGGACGCTTTCATTTTCAGAAGCTGAATGCCCTCCGGCAGAATAATCTTACCGTCCACACGCTCGGTAGCAACGAAGCCAACCTGACCGTTGGTGGAATACAGCTCGTTCAGACGCTGAACGGTTCTGCCTGTGCGGTCAGCGATCCAGTAGCTCTGGAAGTCGCCGAAGGCAATGGAGGGTGCCCCCGCCGCCAGCGTAGGAGCATAGGGGCTGGTGTAGATCTCATAGCCCAGCAGTCTGTCCGGCTGACCCGCCTGCAGGGAGGGCTGCCACAGATACTGGCCGTTGGAGTCCTTCAGCTTGCGCAGAGCGGACACGGTGGCGTCGTTCATCAGGAACTTGGCATTCTTGCGGTAAGGTGCTTTCAGCGCATAGATGAGGGAGATCACCTCATCGGTGGTAATGGCGGTCGCACTGGCTGCGGTAACACCGACCGTACCGCCGTTCGCCGTGAACAGGCCGGTAGGCTGACCCGTGCCGGTACCGACGCAGAATGCCTGCTCCTCGGCGGCACCAAATGCATAGGCAAATTCACGGGCAATGTACTCTTCCAGATCGAAGGCGCTGTCGTCCAGAAGCTCGATGCTCACTTTGATAAGGTCTGTCAGCTTGTAGGCGTCGATGGTCTTCTGTGCAAAGGTGGGATTGCTCTCGGTATATGCCGCGTTCTCAGCCGTCCAAGCAGCGGTGGAATGGGTTGCCGCAACGGGGATCTTGCGCTCATTGTCGGTGGTGATGACCTTGCAAAGACGGCGCATCACATTCTCCTCCTTGAGCGTGTCCACAATGAACTTCTCAAACTCGGTGGGGACGAGATAGCCGCCGTTGGCGTCCACACCCTCGGAGAGTACATTGTGGAGCAGATGTTTGCCCCGCAGATGACGACCGAAGTCCTCACGGTAGGCATTGGATGCTCTGCCGACCTTGGCTTCACTGGTCGCTTTCTGGGGCGGCTCGGTGATGGGAGCGGATACGGGCTTTGCAAGCTCTGCCGCCATTGCGTCACGGCGCTCCATGCGTCTGACCTCATTGGTGAGGTCGTTCAGTTCCTTCTCCATGTTGGCGTACACGGTATCATCCTCGGAAGAGAGGACGCCCTTGTCATTGCGGTGGGTGTCGAGGAAGCCCTCCATCGTAGCCCACAGCTTGGCGCGCTTTTCGCGCAGTTCAACAATATTCATACGAAATACCTCCATATCAGATGTAGTTTTTGATTGCGTTCAGTTTTGCTCTGAGTTCATCCACAGAGCGTCCCGTGCGCTCCGGCACGGCACTTTTCGGTTCAATGGCACATTTTGCGGCAATCTTCTCCATGAGAGAGTTCACCACATTCGCCTTGGAATACAGCATGGATACGGCAGGGGCGGCAATATCCTCGGTTTCCATGCTCCTCTGCATGATTTCATCTGCAAAACCAAGCTCCACCGCTTTATTGGCATCCATCCAGGTTTCGGCATCCATGAGATGGCTGAGTTTCGCACGGGACAGCCCCGTCTTGATCTCATAGGCGTTGATGATGGAATCCTTCACGCTGCCGAGCATCTCGATAGCCTTCTGCATCTCATCCGAATTGCCGAATGCCGCCGTCATGGGGTTGTGAATCATGAGCATGGACACCGGGGACACCAGCACCTTCGTTCCCGCCATTGCAATGACGGATGCGGCAGAGGCGGCAATGCCGTCGATCTTCACGGTCACATTGCCCTTGTAATCCATGAGCATATTGTAGATTTGTGCTGCCGCCACACAGTCACCGCCGGGGCTGTTGATCCAGACGGTGATGTCACCGCTGCCGCTGTTCAGTTCATCCTTGAAAAGCTGCGGTGTAATGTCATCGTCAAACCAGCTTTCCTCGGCGATGGTTCCGTTCAGAAACAGCGTTCTCTCCTGAATCTGTTCCTGCGTCTCCTGGTTGGTTACCGTTCGGGTTTTCCAATTCCAGAACTTCTTCATCGGGTTTTTCCTCCTTTCCGTCATCATTGGTGGTTGTATCTGCAAAAGCACCCGCATCCTTCAGCGGGAGCATATTGCCGTTGATAAGATACAGATCACCACCGTCCTCGGCAGGGATACGGTCAAGGTTTTCAAGCTCTCGGATGTCATTTGCGGACATCCAGCCGTTCTGCCGCCCGATGGCGTACCCGTTCATGCGGCTCTGGTAGTCGCCGCGAAGCAGACCCTCCACATTGAATTTTGCAAAGTACCGCTTCTTTTCCTCGGAGTTCAGCAGGGAGCGCTGAATGGATTGCTCCCAGCGGATGACCCAGGGGTCGAGGGTGTATTTCACAAACTCAAGGGATTGCTGCTCAATATTAGAAAAGCTCGACTTTTCCAGATCGCCGACCATGTGGGGCGGGACTCGGAAAATTCGAGCTATCTCATTGATTTGGAATTTGCGTGTTTCCAGGAACTGCGCCTGCTCCGGGGAAATGGAGATGGGCGTGTATTTCATGCCTTCTTCCAGAACGGCTATTTTATTGGCGTTGCCGCTACCACCGAAGGTAGACTGCCAGCTTTCCCGCACACGCTGTGGGTCTTTAATCGTGCCGGGATGCTCCAACACACCGCCCGGAGCCGCACCGTTGGCGAAGAATTTAGCGCCGTATTCCTCGGTGGCAATGGCAAGGCCGATGGCGTTCTTCGCCATGGCGATGGGGCTGTAACCCACCAGCCCGTCAAAGCCGAGGCCGGGAATGTGCAGCACATCCGAGGGCTGCAGCGTTACAGCGAACTCCTTGTTCTTGATAGCCTCGTCCGTGCCACGGTAGTAGGTGTAATACAAATGCCCATTTTCATCCCTGTCCACCGACATCTTGTTCGGCATCAAGGGATAGAGAGCTACGATTTCATTCTTGCCGTTGCGGATGACCTGCGCATAGGCGTTGCCCCACAGCAATAGATGCGTCATAAGCGTTTCTCGAAATACGAAGGAACTCATCTCCGGGTTCGGCTCGTCGTGAAGCAATAGGTATAGCGGGTGGTCGAGCGCCTTTTCCTTACCGCCGTTGTCGGTGTATCGGTAAAGGTGCAGCGGCAGTCCGGCCACAGCTTCCGCAAGAATGCGAACGCAGGAGTACACCGCCGTCATCTGCATGGCGGAGCGTTCCGTCACCGCTTTGCCGGAGGTCGTGCTACCCAGGAAGAAGGCGTAGTTACTGCCTGCCGTGCGATTTTGGGGCTTGTCTCTGGATTTGAAAAGGCCTGAAAAGATACCCATATAAAATGCTCCCTTCATATAAATAAAAGTCCACGGCGGTCGTACACACTCTCGCCGTTATCATTTCCACAGCGTATCGCACGGTCGAGAGCCATAATCGTGGCAACAGCGCCGTCGATTTTCTCTGTGGATTTCTCCTTGTCCGGCTTGATGTTGCCTGCCGGGTCAGTGCGGATGAAGATATTGTCCATCATCCAGCGCAGCACCGGATGCCCGCCGTGGGCGATGCGCTGCTCCAGCACCAGCTTCATCAGTTCCTTGGTCGGTGGGGACATATCCTTGAAGCCCTGTCCGAACGGAACCACCGTGAAGCCCATGCCCTCAAGGTTCTGCACCATCTGCACAGCGCCCCAGCGGTCAAAGGCGATTTCACGGATGTTATATTTCTCACCCAGCCGCTCGATGAACTTCTCAATGTAACCATAGTGAACCACATTGCCCTCGGTAGTTTGCAGGAAACCCTGCCGTTCCCACACATCGTAAGGAACATGGTCACGCCGGACACGGAGGTCGAGGTTGTCCTCCGGTATCCAGAAGTACGGCAGGATGATGTACTTATCCTCATCGTCCTCCGGTGGGAATACCAGTACAAAGGCCGTAATATCCGTGGTAGAGGACAAGTCCAGACCGCCGTAGCAGACGCGACCTTCCAGGTCATCCTCGCAGACAGCGAACTCACATTTGTCCCACTTGTCCATCGGCATCCAGCGCATCGCCTGTTTCACCCACTGGTTAAGTCTCAGCTGTCGGAAGGAGTTCTCTTCGCCTGGGTTCTGCTTGGCGGACTCGCAGGCGTCCTTCACTTTGTCGATACCCACCGTGATGCCGAGGGACGGATTGGCTTTCTTCCAGACCTTCGGGTCCGTCCAATCGTCACTTTCATCCGCACCGTAGATAACGGGATAGAAGGTGTGGTCAATCTTGCGTCCCTCAATGATGTCTTTGGCTTTCTGGTGAATCTCATAGCAGATGGACTTCGTATCATTGCCGGCCGTGGTGATGAGAAAATACAGCGGCTGCATACGGGCATCGCCGGAGCCTTTTGTCATAACATCAAAGAGCTTGCGG